CCACCAAGTGCTGATCCGAGTGTCGGAGCAACGGAACCAACTACATTTTTTAATAATCCTTTTAACATATTATTTCCAAGTATAAATTTCTAATGGCTCACTTTTGCCTTTGACCATTATAGGTTCTAATTTTAGCAAATGATAGCCACACAAGTTTTCTGTGCTTTTGCCAATAAGTATATTAACACCGCATTCTTTGGTCGCAGATTCAAGGCGAGCTGCTGTATTTACTGCATCGCCTATTGCTGTGTAATCAAATCTACCCTCGGATCCCATATTGCCAACTATAGCCTCTCCCGTGTTGATACCAATACCTATTGCAATTGGTGGCAAATCTTCTGATTGTAGTTCTTGATTCAAAAGCTCGATGTTTTTCATGATTTCAACGCCACATTCTACAGCTCTTTTAGCATGGTTAAGCATATCTAACGGTGCGTTAAATATTGCCATCATTGCATCCCCTATGTATTTATCAACCATACCTTCATATTTTTGTACTGCTCTTTGTTGTGCTGTTAAAACTTTGTTCATTATGTAAGTAACTTGTTCGGGTGACACGCTTTCAGATAAAGCAGTAAATCCTCTAAGATCAGTAAAGATAAATGTACAAGTTCTTTTTTCTCCACCAAGTTTTAATAGCTCAGGATTTTGTTGTAGTTTCTTAACCTGTCTTGGATCAAGATAGTGTTCAAATTGTTTTTTAATCTGTTGTCTGAGTTTGAATTGCTCTCTAAATCTTAAGTAAAAAGCCAGTGCTCCAATAATAAAGGTTGAAATAAATGCCCATGTAACATCAATAAGTAAACCGCTTTTAATTAAACTTGAGCCAACAACTACTTGGGTTATTAAAACAAAAATAAAACTTATGGCACTTAACGCTATGCCGAAATAAGTCAAACATAGCCAAGCAATAGCGGTAGATATAAAGAATATAAATATTTCAACCGCTGTACTATAATCAGGAATATATGGGGAATCTTCTATTAAAATTGATTCAGCCAACGCTGCTTGTATTTTGTGTGGTTCTAATAAGCCTGCTGGCGTTGCCACTTGTGGCATTACACCTTGTGCTGTTACCCCTACAAAAACAAATTTGTTTTCAACATCCATTTCGGCAAGAGTAGTTTCGGGGGTATCAACCCAACTAATCCATTTTCTGCCTAAACTGTCAGTTTTAACTGGAGGTATGCCTTTGACGGTTATTTCTTGAATACCATTTTCATTGGTTTTAATAATATAAGTATCTGCACCTGCTAATATTTTTAATACTTGCGTACCGTAAGCTGGAATCCAGCCATCGGGAGACTTCATTAACAAAGGTATTCTTCTAACCAAATTATCTACATCAACGGGTGCTACGGCTACGCCTTCGGGGGCAGATATCACATTTTGTCTTACGCCTCTTGCGGGATAACCTGCAACATCATTACCTAAAATTACTGTTCCTGTTGTTCTAGGATAAAACTTTGTGTCGTTCTCAAACATGGCTAAAACCGTTGGCATAGTCATATTGATAGCTTCGGCAAATTCTTTATCGCCACCAAATCTGTCTTGTTCGGTAAAAGCTATTACCCAGCCAACGCCAATAGCACCTTTGCCATACAATTGTTTTTGGATTTCTGCAAGTCTTTGTCTAGGAAAAGGATAGCCACCCTCTTTAACAACATCCGCTTCAGTAATATTTAAAATAGTGAAATAGCCTGATGGATCTTTTTTCGGTATAAATGCATCAAAGGTTTTTAATTTAAGAGTGTCATACCAAGCGGGTTGATAGACATAAGGTAATGCAAGTATGACACTTACAAGCAAAGGAATGATGTTCTTTTTCATGATCCTTGTTTTATAGTTATCGTTGATGTCCCGCCACCATTTACTTTAATGGTATTGGTGACACCATCTTGTATAAAAATAATAGTATAGCCGTTTGAACCGTCAATATCTATTCTAGCTTTTTGTTGCACCTCTCTACGCATGGATATGGTTTCACCTTGTAATATGGTAGTAATCTGCGTTTCTAAATCTTGTCCAATAGAAGTCCCCTGAATGGATGATCCTATTTGATTTTTTAATTCTTCTTCTTTGAGCATGTCTAGCTCTTCTACAATAGCCAACAGATCTTCAAAAAAGTTTACATCTAAAAAGTTGATATCTAATTCTGTAAACTCTAAATTATCCTCAGCTAAAGCATCTTGGTCTAATTCTTCAAATTCTAAATAATCTATGTCTAAGATATTTTTTGATCTATTGTCAGATTCTTCTTGTTGTAATCGTAGGTTTTCTTTAGGCGGATTAACAATCAACATGTTGTCTATAAGGTCAAGGCTAAGATCTAATATGACAGGTCTACTTGGGTTTGATTCAAAAACCGTGGTAGTGGTTGCCTCATAGGGCTTGTTAAGGGTTACGCTGCCCATTGCTGTAGTTACTATTATTTCACCGCTTGAGATTCCGTTCATATCGGGCAAAAGCACTATTAAAGACCTGCCCAGCTCATCTACGGTGCAAGTAAAGTCGGTTCCTCTAATGGCAATATTAGCGGTGGGCGTGGTTATTGATATATTGTCTTTGTCTATAGCATTGAGCTTGCCAGTAATAAAACGGGCTGTACCACTAGCAAAGTTGAGAGCCAATTTGGAATTGCTTGGGTTTGGATCATAAACATATTTATCAATAGTAAGTTTGGAATGTTCGGTTAATCTTACAACCGAATCGTCTAAAAAAGTAATACCAATTCTGCCGACATTGGTTTCAATCAAGTCGTTTTGTTGGACATCAAAATCTAGCGATGCTTGGAAGGCATCGTCTCTGATTATTTGGGCTTGACCTTTTAGTTCTGTAACATCACCAATATTAGCAACTTGTGGTTGTGCCCTGATCGTTTTGAATGACGCAAATATTAGAATTAGAAGCAGTGCTTTCAATCTTAACCCAGTCTCTAGCCAATGTAGATGCTTGGGTAACATTGATGGTATTAGTGCTGCCATCCAAGTCTAAATAAAAATATCCACTGTCAGCTGAGGTTGTCCCTGAATACCCGCTACCGCTAAAAGTAATATCGTTAGAACTACCGTTAACATCCATATAATTCGTAGCGTTTTCATAATCAATATCAAAGTCAAATGTATTGCTGCTGCCTGTAATTAACCAATCTAAATTCAAATAACTAGAATCATCGCTTTCAGCAATTTTTAAATCAAATGTATTGCTTGAACCAGTTACATCAATGTTTAGGTCGACATAGTCAGCAGTAATTAAACCTGTGCTGTTCATTAGTATATCAAAGGTATTGCTATCTCCAGCAAACTCAAAGAAACCCGTAAAGTTATCGCCATCTATGGCATCTGACCTAAATAAGTTACTAGAACCTATTTGGTTTATGTCTAAGGTCATACTCACGCCATCTAAATCTAAAGCCGTCATGGTTCCTGAGGTTGCAGAGGTTCCGCCTATAAGGTTGGATGAGCCCAATTGTTCTAAATCAATGGTGGCTGAGTTGCCTACTTGATTAACATATATTTCATTGTCGGCAAATAAAAAACCGACAAATAAAAAAGGTAATAATTTATTCTTCATTTACACTCCAATAATTTTTTTCTATACCTATTTGTATTGTTTTGAGGACAGCTGTTTCTATGGCGTTTTGTAAGGCTATGTTTACTGATTCGTTTTCTACCATGCCGTTTTCAATTTCAATTAGTTCCGTGGCATCTGAAATGAATCTAAAGGCATCTTGATTTAAAGAAACACTGAGAATAGATTTATTGACCAAAACTTCGGTCAAAACCTTACCCGTGCTTACTGAAACAGTCCTCAGAGATATTGTAACAGTATCTTGTCTGTACTGTTTCGAGGCTCCAATGCCTAGATATCTAGCTCCAAAACCTCCTGATTTAATGTTACTTTCGTAGCCAATTACGCCTCCCTCCATAATTAAACCAGCAAAAGTAAGGGGCATAAGTTTTTGTTCATCGTCAAAAGATTCTCGTGTCGATCTAATAAGTTGGCGTTCTTTAGTAAGATTATCTAGCCCAACCCTTTCAACCACATCAAAGAATTGTCCGTTGCCCGTGTGTTGTAGTGCCCTGATTAAATAAGCATAGGGAGCTTGAGTTATAGCGGTAGAAAAGGTAGCAAACTCGCTATTGCTCCTTCTTTGCCCAGTTTGATCCGTAAAACTTGTGGGATAAACTGCAACGCTGGGTTTATTTTTGGGAGCTGGGTAGGATGCTAATTCTTTATTAATGAGTACGCCAACTTCTGCCTGCTTGACGATGGTAACGGGTGGTATTTTATTGGAAAGCGTATTGCAACTAGAAAGTGAAACTGCCAATAGGCAAAGTAATAATTGTTTCATTTCCGTCTGCATCTGTTACTGTTAAAGTTATATATTCACCATCTGATATGTATTGTATCGTATTACCTTCAAGCTCTATGGTGCCTGATTCGCTCTTGGTTTCACCAAATAAATTTTCAACCAACTGTCTTGAGAGTTGGGCGTATATTCTGCTTTCTAGGTTTTTAATAAACCTAGCCAAAGTAGTATTTTCAGCCTCTCGTTTGAGTTCTTCTTGGTAGGCTTTGATTTCTTCTTTAATAGCTTCTTTACGGTTGAACTCTTGGTTTTCTATTGTTAGATAGTGAGCAGAAGTACCAATACCTGAAAAGCTAGGGTTTTTGAATTTATGCACCATTTCGTCTGCCGAAACAGATAAACATATTAATAATAAACTAATCTTTCCTTTGGTCATCTCTATCTGCTTTAGCTATTTTATTGGTATTAATTAATTGCGGAACGCCAAGAATAGTTTTAATTAAAGTATCTTGACGAATGATCTCGTTATCAAGACTGCGAACTCTGTCTATTAGAGCTACGAGAATACCGTGTTGAGAATCTAGTTTGGTGCCAAGGCGTTGTTCCATCGCTGATATTTGATCAGCAACTTTTTCATCTAGGACATCTACCTTGGTTTCCATACCGTCAATAATACGGTTAATAAGTTTCCAAATGAACAGTCCTAATCCTAACGCTGCTGCGATAGGAAAGCCAACTTCGTTGATAAGTTGGACAAAGGAATCCATTTAGAAAAAGAGTTTGTCGATACCTAAAGAAGCAGCGAATGCGATATATAAACCGAAGATCATGCGTTCTAGCTTGTCAAACTTTTTATTACCCTCATCTAATCGCTTTTCGATATTAGCGTATCTAACTGAACATTCTTTTTCATGTGCTTGAATTTTGATGAGTGCTTCTTTTACGGTTGCCATATTATTTCTTGATAAGGGATTTGATTTTAGATTTGGCTTGTTCTATCCACTCAGGCTTCCATCTTTCAATAAGAAAAAATCCTGCAAGTATTGCTAATATAAAAATTAACCATTCCATCTTAATTTACCTCTTGGTTAAGCTCTTTAGTTTCAGATTCTTTTGGCTCTTCTTCTTTAAAGCTCTCAGTAAAAGCGTTTTGAAATACGCTAAGTGAGGCGTTAACTTGATCCAATTCAAACTGAATCCTTGTTTGTTTGTTTTTTAAATCAACAATTTGTTGATAAAAATATTTTTGTTGATCGTTAAAATCCTTAACTTTCAACTCCTTGTCGTCTAAAAAGACTACATTATCTTTTGCTTCTTGAGTCATCTCTCTTCTCCTTTTCTCAAAATTAAGCTACCAAAGTTTTGGTAACTGAAGTCGGATTCTTTTGGTCTGCGATATTAGCATCCAATCCATCTTTCAAACCTTGTACAGCTTCTTCACCCATAGCAGCTTCAACCCAACCTTGTACTTG